ATGCTCACCGTTAAGCAAATTGAAGCAGCAAAGCCGAAAGAAAAACCATACCGCCTTCTCGATGGTAATGGCCTGTACCTTTATGTCCCTGTATCAGGGAAAAAGGTATGGCAGCTTCGCTACAAGATTGACGGTAAGGAGAAAATCCTGACCGTCGGAAAATATCCGCTTATGACTTTGCAAGAGGCAAGGGATAAAGCATGGACTGCGAGGAAAGACATCTCGGTTGGCATCGATCCGGTAAAGGCGAAAAAGGCTTCGTCTAACAACAATTCCTTTAGCGCCATTTACAAGGAATGGTACGAGCACAAGAAGCAAGTCTGGTCAGTAGGCTATGCAAATGAACTTGCAAAAATGTTTGATGACGACATTTTACCCATCATCGGCGGTCTTGAAATTCAGGATATTGAGCCGATGCAACTACTGGAAGTAATCCGCAGATTTGAAGATCGCGGTGCAATGGAGCGAGCAAATAAAGCCCGCAGAAGATGCGGCGAGGTTTTCCGTTACGCTATTGTCACTGGTAGGGCTAAATATAACCCGGCACCTGACCTTGCTGACGCCATGAAGGGATACCGCAAGAAGAACTTCCCATTTTTACCTGCCGACCAGATCCCGGCATTCAACAAAGCACTTGCAACATTTTCAGGAAGTATCGTATCGCTCATTGCGACCAAAGTTTTACGCTACACAGCCCTAAGAACGAAAGAGCTTCGTTCCATGCAATGGAAGAACGTCGATTTTGAAAACAGGATTATCACTATCGACGCCAGTGTGATGAAGGGACGCAAGATTCATGTTGTCCCGATGTCGGACCAGGTGGTTGAACTTCTCACTACGCTAAGCTCCATCACCAAACCAGTATCAGAGTTTGTTTTTGCCGGGCGCAACGATAAGAAGAAGCCAATCTGCGAGAACGCGGTATTGCTTGTGATCAAACAAATCGGCTATGAGGGCCTGGAAAGCGGTCACGGATTCAGGCATGAATTCAGCACGATTATGAACGAGCACGAATGGCCTGCTGACGCTATTGAAGTGCAACTGGCACATGCCAACGGCGGATCTGTGCGCGGGATTTACAACCATGCTCAGTATCTCGATAAGCGCAGAGAAATGATGCAGTGGTGGGCGGACTGGCTTGATGAAAAGGTGGAGTGATCCACATTAACCACTATCGGATAGTACAAAGCTTTGTGTGCCTCGTTCATGCCTCACATTACCTGGCAATCATCAAATTCACCAGAACGTTCATAAATCGTCTTTGTGATCTGCTTCACTGTTAGACGTAATACTTTTTGCAGTTATTTTATAATCATAGAAATGCTCATCATGAGCAGTGAGTTGGTGATCTGCGCTGGTAGCCCTGCTATAATCCTTTGAAATTTTATCTCATGGTGTGCATTATGATCTTTGAGGCGCAAAGTCTTTATTTATATTTTTTGTCTCTTTTAGCCGTTGTGTTATGTATTACACTATTGACACGATATAACTATTTTTCTCACATCAACTTTGCAAGTAACAGGTATTTCTTTATAGACGGATTGCGTGGGATAGCTGCGTTCAGCGTTCTTATTAATCACGGCGCTCATACAATTATTACCAATGGAGTTCAGCCCATATTTATAGACTTCACAAAATACTCCATCACAGGGAATATGGGTAGCTTCGGTGTACAGATTTTCTTTTGCATTACAGGATTTTTGTTCTTTGATAAATTAATAAAAGGAAATAATACATTTGACTGGAATAAATTTTATGTTGCTCGGATAAAAAGACTCGTTCCTCTATATATGCTTACTGCGCTTTTGGTGGCAATTTTAGCTATTATATTATCCGGCAGTTCAGCAAGGCTTAACTTTGTTGATTTTTCAAGCTTCCTAAATTTTTTTGGGTTTGGATTTTTGGGCACAGAAATCTTCATTGGCTCTTTTAACGCATCAGGATAAAATGCGGTGATATGGACTCTACCGTATGAATGGAGGTTTTATTTAATTTTCCCTCTATTATCGATTGCCATCGCAAGCAAGAGATATGGTATGTTTGCCATTTCCGCAGTAATGTTACTTGCGGCAAGAGACTTTATGACAGAATTTGTTTTGTGGCCATATTTTATAGTTGGCGCCTTAGGTGCATATATATTCAATAAATCTTATGTTAACATTGATGATAAATATTGGATATTCTCATTCATTTCTTTCATAGCTATTTTTGTTATCTTCTGCTCTTCCGCAGACAGCTATGGACGAATCAGATTTGCATGCATTTCATTACTATTTATAATGGTACTTATAACTAAACCAAAAATATTTAAAATAAAATCATTAGTTTATTTAGGTGAGGCAAGTTATAGTCTTTATTTGCTGCATTTGCCTATCATGGCTATAGTAATGAGAACAATAAATAATTTCTATAACCTATCGAGCATGTCTACTGTGAATTACACAATTTTGATAGCCTTTATTGCATCTCTGTGTAGCGTTATTTCCTGTATCTGTTTTAAGAATTTTGAGTGGAGATTCATTAAAAAGTAACATTGCGGGGCGATGGCCCCGCTTGATTTCCGCTACGCTATATTAAGATTACCATATGTATTGTTTCCAAGACCATACCATGCCCAGTTTGTTCCTGATGCAGGAGTACCTGCATTGTGAATCATATCGCCTATATTTATCAGCACTTTCCCAGGGTATGTTGTAGTAGGAGCAGTGTCTATTCCAGCAGACACATCGGCAAAACGCCAACCACAGGAAACCATATCTGCGTTATCTCTAAATTTCTTAATTGAAAACGTGTATCTGTTTCCTCTATATATCATTCCAGCAAAACTAGGCCAGTCAATAAGTTGATTTACTGGTGAGTTTAAAGTGTTACTAAACTCATTATTTTCAATAACTGGTTCATCGATACGCACACCCGAAGTTGATACTAGATATGTAGAATCAAAGTCGTTGTCAGAAATAATTGGAGCATAACCACCAATTTCACAACCTGTATTGCCATGAACAAAATATGACTTATTCCCTCGGTATATAGATTTTCTCCATGTGGGCATTGTTACTTTTACGGCATCAGTTCTATCAAACTGGTTGTTTTCAATCACAAGTCCATAACAATATGCAGACATCTGAGTTTCAGCATAATCATTTATGGCATAACCACCGCCTTTAAATGTATTTTTTGTTATTTTAATTCCATTGAATGATGTTGAGTAGTCATTACTACCATTCCAGATAATTAGAATATGAGATGAAAATGTGCCATCCTCGTTCTGATCCCCAATGCTTATATTGCTATCAATAACAACATTCTGCGCTGCAACACCGTTAGATTCACCTCCTATCTCAACGAATATTCCTTGTCCTGTTTTGATGTTATTCGATATAACTGCACCACCAGTCACCCCCCAAGGAGTAATCCTAGACTGAATACTTATAGGGCTTATAAAGTGATTTCTTTCTGCAATTAAATATTTTGTTCTTGCTGAGCACGCAAAATCTTCACCAAAAGTATGCCATTTTCTGCCTGTTCTGTACGTTTGGCAGTCAATCATCTTAGCAATTCCATTAAGATTTTTAGTGAAAAATGTATAATTTGTTACCAAATCAGTCCTTACATTGCTAAGAGTTATATCCTCATTTGGTATAGCACCGTCACCATCAGCATCTGCCATTACAAAGATTCTTGCAGCCAATACGTCAATATCATTAATAGATCCACTACTCCCCTCAAGTGCGAAACCAAACCAATTCTCTTGAGGGGTAAACGTGGTATCTGAAGGTCCAGTTGAAAAATTTGTGCATGACTGGTTTAACTTTATACCATTAAATTTAAAGTTTTTGCAGTTGAATAAACCAAAGCAAACACGCTCAGCCTCACCATTTCCATCTGTATTTATATTTACATCATTATCTGCGTAAACAAATAAATTATTTTTACCATTAATTACAATTGCTGTTTTACGTATAACACCTGCAGAGTCATGATATTGCTGGCTGATTTGGTAATTAAACTTTATCTCACCGGCGCTAAAACGTATTGCTCTAACACCACCAAATTTTGATATACAAGCGTTAACCGATGCCGTTGAATCATGCACTCCGTTAATATCATGTCCAGCCCAAACTGTATGTATGCCATCGAGCACACAATTCGAACGGATCCAGCAACCAGAGCCACCACCATCACTCTCACCAGTTCCCGCAAGGAAAGCAGCGAGCTCAGCATACGAACCATCCCACGGAACTGTGGGGCTAAATATGGTGATACCGTTGTGCTGAGATTTAGGCATGCTGGCATCCCAGTAAAACTGCCCGCCGCCAAAGTTGGTTCCTGGTACGTATCCAATTACATTTAATGTGTGATTCCCAGCAGGCTCGCTCATTAAGGTATGGATGTCAGGAACATTCTCCATTCGCTGGCTAAACTGATCGGGATCATACTTCAGCACATTGGGAAAATAGAACTGCTGCGAACCATACGCATCATATACAGCCATGGAATGGCCTTGCACAGTTACGAACTTGGCAATCTGTCCGTTATATACCGGATATCCGGCAGCGTTAATGATTATTGGTTGCGAAACAGGAACGTGAGAGCCGTCTTCGTTCTCTATATAAACCTGAATCTGGTTTTCTGAATTTACGGGGTCAGCGTCAATTTTACCGATATAAATTTTGCCATTGGCTACGGCTTTAAAAGAACGAGCCATAGTGAAGAGTTGCGAAGGCATGCTTACCACAACATTTGCGGTGATATCTGACATTTCATTGCTCCAGACGAATGATATGATGCAACCATGATGTGATTGCATACCGAAATGGTACTATTGAGTATTTATCCAGTAGGTTACGATGCCATTCCACCCAACTGGTGAGGCATCAAGGATGTACAGCAAATACGACGAGGCGCAGTTTCACTTGAGACTTCCGCATGAACTCCACGCGAAAATTAAGCAGCGTGCGAAGATGAATAACAGGTCGCTGAACTCAGAGATAATTGCAGCGATTGAAGAATCATTGGCTAAACAAAGCTCTGCATCTGTTTACATTGACGATGCAGAGCGTATGGCAGAACAACAATCTGATATGGTTAAGAAAATTGTCTTTGATACGCTCAAAGAGCTATATAAAAAAGACAGCAGCTAACCATCAGTTACGGAGGATTTATGCAAAGAGATATGCTGAATATTGCGTTCTACATATTTGGTTTTTGCACGTTCCTGGTGTTTGCGAAGCTATTCTGACAACGCATCAGACTTGGCACCCTGAGTCAGGGCGTTAATGGCCTTTTGCGCCTGCTGCATGGCTTTCTCAAACGCTGTTGATCCGCGTGGTGTGTTTGCCATTCGGAGCATTGCATTTCTGAATGGCTCGCTCTCATAGGCGCGAGTAAGAAGTCCGTAGCTTACCGCTGCGCCAGTTGTCGCCGGGTTCATTGCCGTCCCATACCCGATAATGAACGGGATGGTTTGCTGCCCTGTTGGTGTTGTTACTGCCGCTTTTGCAGCCTGCTGCGTGGATTGCAGGTAGTTTTTCAATCCTTTCAGATAAGCAGCGTCCTGCCCCTTAAATGTGATGCCAGTCTGGTTTTGCAGGATGTTAAGCTGTCGAAGGAACTGATCAGGGGAACCACCTGATTTCTCCATCGCTTTTCCAATGATGCCATTGCGCATTTGCGCCCTGCCAACACGACCAACTGAGTTATACAGCGTCTTAATTTCCGATTTGTTCTTGCTGAATAGCATGTTGTTGACAACTTCCGGCGTCAGGTCGCCTTTCATGAGAACATTCTTCAGCCTGGTATTCTTTAGTTTCGCCGCTTCGTCAGCGTAGACGGCATTGGCCTGCTGATATTTACGGAGAGTATCGTTGCCAAGATTCTGACCAATGGCACCATTGATATCGTCAGTCATTGCCTTGTAAACGCGCTGAATGGCAGCATCGGAACGGTTTGGTAACACTGGTCGCTCACCCTTCACGTCCATTCTGAACTGGCTGCGCAGGTCGCTTAATTGCTTCAAATCCAGAGTTACCGGACCATCAGGGCCAGCATTGCGAACAAGCTCATCACGATATGACTGAAGTTTTGAAATTGTCTCGTTATCAGCTACCTTACCAAGCTTCTGCAGGTTAGATATTTCTGTATCAATCTGCTGAATTGCTCGCGCAGGCTGAATGTTTACTCCAGCCATAGCATTCTGAACCTGCTCCAGTCGATTACCGGCGGCACGACGAATTCCTGATGTTTTCGCTTTAAGGCTGTCAATAACAACCGCTGGATCATACTCACCGAATTTATCAGCAAATCTCTGCACCAACTGGCTTCTCGCTTCCTGTTGCGTTGCTCTCATTCCGCTTGTGCCAGCTAGAGGGATATTTTCTGCTGTAGTCTGCGCCATTTTTCCGACGCGGGAAGTTGGTTGTAACAGGTCTGTGGTGTGCAGAGGAACTCCTTCACGCTCTGCAAATCTGATAGCCTGCTGAGCTTCTGGCGCGATAGCACCACGAACGCCACGATAAGCAGCACCTAATCCACGTCCGGCAGCGTTAATAGCACCGCCAGCAAGTACACCAACGCCTAAATCGGTGGCGAGTGCTTCCGCATCATCTTTCGCACTATTTGCAGCAAGTGATCCAACTGCGTTTTCTGCTAGAAGGCGAGTTGCCCCCTGAGCAATTCGACCAGCAAGTGTTGGTGCCTGTGTTGCCGCTCTCTCAATGCCAGCAGGAGTGAGGTAAGGCAATGCCTCAGCAAATACCCTGCCCTCTGTAGTTTGTGGAGTCAGCGCGCCTTGCTGAAGGCCAAAGTCCTGCTCTAATCCCTGAGTTGTTACTCGTGGCGCTGGTTGATATGTCCCATCGCCAATTCCGAGTTTACCGCCAGCCCAAGCCGCCGCGCTTGTTACAGCATCTGCAACTGATGCAGGTATGTTTGCCACGTTCACGCCCGCCTGCACCAGTCCGCGACCAGTCTCTTTTACTGCTTCACCAAGATCAGACATAAATCCACTTTGCTGTGGTTGTTGCTGTGCTACTGGTTGCTGTGTCTCCACTGGCTGCACAGATGGCAATGGATAGGCAGCATAGAAAGCTTGCTTAGCCTGCTCTGCATTTTCTCCGGCTTGCGGGGCAACGACTTCATTGAAGTATTGCTCCTGAGCCTGCGCTTTTTGTTCTGGTGCTAACGCCTGATACTGTGGAGAGGCGATAACATCTTTCCATGCTTTAGCCATTAATCACCCCATAGTGAAGAAAAGTTACTGCTGGCTGCTGGCTGTGATACCTGTGCAGGTTGAGATTGCTGCCGCTGAGATTTACCAACATTAACGTTATATTGTTGGTTGTAATTGTTGGTGTATTCCTGAATCTCACGAATCGACTGCTGCATAGCCTCCGGGCTTGAATAGTCAACCTGCGGCATCCCCTGAAAATACATCTTCGCTTCTGCAACGGTGTTAATACCACTGGCACCCATGTCCCTTGCTGCTGCCACCCCCTGATTCTGCATTCTGCCCTGAATACGTTGTGCTGAGTTATATAACTGGCGCTGCTCTTTTCCTGTTAATCGGCTGCGAACATCAGCACCAATTGCCGGGTTACCTGCACCGCCTGTCATTCCTGTCATGAAATCGAGAGCAGAAGCGTCTGCATTTGCGATCGCGTCGATATCCTTCTTCATGGCATAGTTTTGTGCTGATGCAGACGATGTTGCAGGCGCTGCGATTGAACTGGCAGGAACGCGAACCATATTCCCCTCGTTGTCGATGCCTTCGTAGAACGCATTAGCCCCAGCGCCGTGAAGTTTCCCGCCTACCGTTACAGTTCTGCCATCTGATAACTGAACTGTACGCTCATCATTACCAGCGGTTCCTCTTGTTGACGCTCTCTGCATTGCCAAATCCTGCCCGCGTCGCGCAGTAGAAGCAGATAAATCCTGACCGCGCATCGTGATGTTCTGACCTCGTGCTGTTAGCGCCTCTCCGGCCTGATTGCTGCGGATTGTCTCTGCCAGTCTGCCCCTGTCAATCTCACGACCAGCCATCTTGTCCTGAACATTGAAGTAATCAATCGGACCAAGAGCAGCCATTCCGAGGTGATCAACAAACTCACCAAATCCTGAAGGATTCTGCTGATACATCTGAGCAACGTTGTTAGGGTCAACGCCGACGCGCGCCAGTTCCTTGGCGTTGTTTTGCAGCCATGATTGCATTGCTTCTGGAGACGAGGCCGCAAGGCGTGCGCCAGCTGCTAAGGTGCCGATAGAATTACGCTGCTCTTCATCAATGAATCCCATGCCTTTACGAACGGATTCAATCTGGTCTGGATATTGAGTAGCCAACTGACGCAAAGCACCGCGATCACCAGACGCATAAGCATTAGCGTATGCCTGCTGAAATTCTTTCTGCCGCTGAGCCTGCTTTTCCTGCTGAAACACCCCCGCAATACCTGAAAGGCCTTGCAAAGCAGTCAGCCCAACATTGTTAGCGCCTGAACGCTCAATATCATTGTTCTGCCTGATAAGCTGAAGCGTATTGCCGATGTCATTTACGCTCGGAGCGTTTGAGTTGACGCCACCGATACCAGCCAACAATCCGCCGTTTGTTCCTTGCCAAGTAGCCATGATTACCCCTTAAAACAACGAGCCAAGCAATCCGATACCAGCACCAATGCCAGCGCCCCAAGGCGTTGATGTTCCCAAAAGGCTGGCAAGACCTGCACCGGCAATCGCACCAGACGTGCCACCGCTAATTGCAGTCTGAAGACTTGATGGTTTATTGGCATTAGCAGCGGCAAGCGCTGCACTTTGCTGTGCAATGCTGCTCATGTTGTTGGCGTATGTCTGCCCAGCGTTTGCCTGACCTTGCAGCGCACCAAGCCCAACGTTTGCCAGATTATTGTAATTGCTCATCTGGTTTGATAACCACGACTGACCGAGAGTCGGAGCAATCGTAGCCAGTTGATTGCTTGTAGCTGTCGAACCAAGTCCGCCAGTCGCCTCCGCAGCAGCAAGACTCTGGTAACGAGCCTGACCTGCAAGGTCTTTATACTGCTGAGAGTTGTAATACTGATTAAGTGCCTGCCCCTGACCTTCTAAACTGGAAAGGTTCTGAAGCTGGTTAACATACTGCTCCGCAAGAGGCGTGAACGGAGCAAGGTTTTTCATGATCGTCTGCCACTGCTGATTTTGCAGGTCTGCTGCATACTTCTGAGCTTCTGCGGCATACTTTGCGCTTTTATCAGAACTGCCACCTTTCCCGCCTTTTTCAGGGCAATAAGGTTCCTCGCCGCGCAGTTTTCTGCCCAGCTTAAATGCATATAACATGGCTATCTCCCGTGATTCAGGAATTCGATTAGTTCTTCGCGTGTAGCACTGTAAAATGTCACGTCATCCACGCCTTTGAAGTATTTCTTGATGGTTCCTACACGCTTAAGGCCAATCATTGCGCAGTAAATCTGCCCGTGGCGGAATTTGCGTGCGGCGAACGATGTGACGCACTGAACGGTGGTGTTAGTCAGAATGTATCGCCAGAACGCCAGCCCGATTTCCTTGCTGAAGCCGCGAATCTCTGGCAGGTACATGGCGTGGCAATCGAATGTCAGCGGCTGAATCTCCTGATAGTAAACAATGCCGCCGAACTGCCCGTGCACGTTCACCTCAAAGTAACGGCATTCAGGTTTGTAGTCGTATCCATCACCGTTGTTGCTTCCGGCAATAATGTCAGGGTGATTTCCGACTGCTTCGATCAGGTCGATATTTCGCGTTGGTTTGAACTGAATCATTACTGCTCCGCAATGATTTTGATGGTTGTGGCAGTAAACGCCGCACCATTAGACTGAATGGTTAACGTGCTGCCATTTGTGGCAAGAAAGCCGTCTTTATCCACGCTGAAGAACGTAGCTAACAGGATGTTATCGGTTGTTGTAGCAGAGTTGCGACTGCTGACCAACGTGTCAGGAACAGAGCCGGAAAAGGTTAGCTGCATTGACCTGTTGGCGGTTCCGCTGGGCCACGTGCCGACAATCGACAGCTTGAAGAACAGCGTTTTGTTCTCGTTGAACACAACCATCTTGTTGTTAACGGTGTCGAAGAATGGTGCCAACGTTCCGGATGACGGCGTGAGCGTTTTCAGCAGGCTAACAAGGTTGGTCGGCGCTGTCGGGATGGTTACAGATACGCCAGAGTAAACAACCTCTGACTTCTTGCGAGTAGTGGCATACTCCAGAGCATCGATGCGCGTTTCATGGTCTGAAACCTGCGATTCCAGCGACTGAACTCTGGTATCAAGCGACGCAATATCGCTTTCATTCTGAGCTATTCGTGTTTCATGTTCCTGAAGAGTTGATTCTGCCTGGCTGATTCGCTCCTCATGATTAACAAGCGTTGCTTCCGCAGCAGAAATTCGCTGCTCATGGTCAGCGAGAATCACATCCTGCTCATCGTTCCTGACCTGTGCATCATAAGCGCCCTGTCCGGCCTCGTTGGCCTTGTTAGCCACATTACCAACATCAGTACCCTGTGCAATAACGTACAGCAGATATGACTGCGAGAAGATATTACGCGGAAGGACTGATGTGTCGAGCCGTGTAGCCTGAATGATTACCGGCACATTGAGATTCGAATCCGCCATTACTCAATCCTTATCTGAGCGCCAGACAGAGTGACTGGTGACTTCGTGATAACGCGCAATTTGAAGCCGACATTTTTCCTGATGCGCCCGACTCGCTTCCACAAAACACGTTTGTCGTAAACGAACGGTTCATTCTGTTCAATCATCTGCTCACGTCCGTAATTTATGCCGTCAGTGGTTGCAGAGAGAAAAAGGCGGTCCGCGTACTGAGCAACACCCGTCGATGATTCCACCTCCAGATCAAAACATCTGGCGTTCTCAGCTTTGAAGAGGGGTGTAAACAACAGGTGTTCTTGCTGTAGCCCATACTGGCAGCTGATGTCGAACTGCAATTTCCCGGTCACGGACTCCAGCTTATCGCCGCACGTTATCTGATTGCCTTCGTAAATGAAGTCGATAGCGCGGTACACATCATCATACAGTCCTGTTTTCAGCACACACCATTGCGGACCATTGGCGCTTGAAGATGCATCGTACACGAGGACGTGACGCGGAAGATGGATAATCAGCAACTCATGAGCATCAAACCGCAACGATTCCATCACGCCATCAGCCAGTTCATCAGCAGTGTAGGAGCGGAGGATTTTCTCAATGCTCGCACTGGCGATTGATGACACCTGACCGGAGCCGATGATGTACACAGACGGCGCACCTGTTGCCGGATTGCTGATGAACGCATATGAATCAGAGAATGGCGTTTTGCAGTAAGTCCCGGCAATGCCTTTCTGCACCATCAGCGATGGCTGGGCGACATACAAAGCAGCACCAACTGTGGTTGCACCAGTCAGGGAGAAATATTCAATCGTCGATGAACCAAAGCAGACGATGAAGTCTCGCCATGTGCCGATACCGATGATGCCGTCCGGCTGCGATTCTGCGCGATATTGTGCGCTGTAACGGTCAGGATGCGATTCGTCTTCAAGGTCAGTGATAAACCATGAATCAGTTCCGTCTTTTGACCACGCATAACGCCCGCGTAAGCGCGTAATGTCACGAACAGAACCTAACTCATACTGCGTGAATCCGCTGTCTGTAGGCCAGTTTGAGACGGTTTTAACCGTGCCATCATAGCGGTATTCGACCAGTTTCCCGTTAACGCCTACCGCCTGTGATGTCCGACCATGCGCCATTGATACACGACCACTTCCGGCGACGTCACCGACTTCGCTTTCGCCTTTGTAGAGCTTGCCGCCACACACGCGATAAACAGCACTCTGCGCCATGTTGTACTCGACGCCTCGAGATACACCGTTCACATCAGAACGTTTGGCAATGCCCGGGAATGAGCGAAGATATCCGCTGCTGTTCAGGATTTCTTTGGGTGTAGCCAACATATTCACTGGCAGATAGTCGATATAGTCGGCGTTTCGAAAGTCTTTGCCGACACCTTTCATAAGCGGAAGTTGCTGAATCGGCATTTATTCACCTCACGTACTCGGATCATCTTTCTCGATGTAAAACCGATTCCACGTAAACGCGCTTTTGTTACCACTACCGCGAGGCATGTCATTTCGCCGCTCAAGTGGTGGTATTTTGGTTAAAGCGATACAGATTGTCTGATATGCACTGTCAGCAGCGGTAAGGAGAGCGTCTGACGGCTGAATGACGTTATCCATGCACACTTGCACAGCGAGTTTCAACGCGACGCCATCATTTGCCCATGCAGGGATACCTGAATCATCGTCAGGTAACGGCATGATGCCGTTTTCTGTATCAGCAAACTGATACCCAAGCTCGATACCTTTAGCCTGCCATGCTGCCATCATGTCTTCGAGGTCATTAATGGCATCTTCAATTGCCTGAGGGTCAGCATCTGTCAACGTGGCATTGGAATACAGCCCGGCTTTTCGTAAAGCCTTTAGAACGAGATCACCCTTCGTTTTCGCCATCTTCTTCCGCCTTAGCCACTTTTTGCTTCGTTGCGGTTTCTTCAGGAGTTTTTACCCAACCTTTTTTCAGGTGAGATTTAACTTCTTCGTCATCAACAATGATGTAATCGACAGCAAACTGACCACAGGTGATCATGTTGCCAGGCTTATAGAGCATTGTTCGTGCCATTGTCTTCTCCCAATAAAAATGGGGCCGAAGCCCCACCAAAATTACTGCCCGGCAATAACGATGCCCGTATATTCAGGAACAAGTACAGAGCAACCGTACAGAGTGGTGAAACGAGCAGTGGTTACGCCTTTGATGTGGTCGAAGGCGTAAGACATGATCAGCGTAGCGCCCTGCTCGGTGGTTGCTGTCATTACCTGTGGACCCTGACCAGTCGGGAACGCCAGTTTGCCGTACATCAGCTCAACAGAACCATCAGCCCAGAACAGGTTAGCCGGTGCGGCATTTTTGTTGAGAATGGTAATTGCTGCACCATTTGCCGCGTTAGCATCAACGTTTGCATATGGTCGGCTGGCGACATCAGCGTTATCAGGCGGCAGAATTTTCGGGGAGATAGTTACTGTCGTTCCGCTTACTGCCAGAACGCGGAATACCTGCGGCTGCCCGGTGGTATCTTTGGTGATTTGGTGTACGGAATTCACGCCAGCAATGGTGAACGCATCGCCAACCTGCAAACCAGATGCAGATACCGTAATGGTCCCCTGTCGGTTATCCACTGGCATATCGTTGGCATCTTTCGCTTCAACCTTGTGCGCAGGTTCAGCCGCCAGCGTCAGGGAAGTTGCTGTACCCTTCGGAACACGACCAGAAATATCGGTCTTGTAGCTATCGAAGGACGCAACCGGAGGGATCTGCGCTTTTTCGTATGCTGTCAGGGTTGCACCCTGAGCATAGGCACGGTGACCAAGCTCGCCAGCAAGGTCTTTGTAGTTGAAGGGGTTCCAGAAAGAGTGACGGTTGATACCCTGAGGTACACCAATCGCCGTCATGGTGGCATCAATACCTGCCGCACAGTTCCACAAATCACGGCCCTGTGTTCCTGTGGTTGAGTCAGCCATCGTGATCACGTTAGTAGCACGCTGCGTGACCATGGAAATCAGGTCAGAGTCAATCTGTGCAGCAAGGCGCATACCTGCAGCGCGACCAGCTTCAGTTTTATGTTCCGGGTCACGCATTTCACGCGCATCCAGAGTGTACAGTATGTTTTTCGGCTCCTTGAACACAGAAGGAACAAGGCGCTGAACCAGTGCTGTTGGCGTTTTGCCGCTGAGGTCTAGGCCTTCCTCAATGTTCATGTGGTAATGCTGCGGACGATACAGAACATCACCTGCTCGCTGCATTGCTGTATCACCGGGACGGAATTTTTTAGCGTTACGGGAAACTACGCAGGCGGCCTCAAAGCCTTCAACGTAGTTTTCGAACATGATTTCAAGGTCTTTTGCTAATTGGTTAGCCATGCTTAATGCTCCGATAGGTTATTTTTTTGCCTTTTTAGCGGCGAAATACGGCGTCCAGTCACCAGTTTCCAGCGCCTTGGCTTTCAGTTTGTCGAGGTTATTGATTACTGCGCCGTTGCTCCCCTTAACTGTCGGGGTTGTGGCTGCCGTGGTTTTTGCTTTTGGCATGATTCTGGCCTTCGATTCGATACGTTCCAGCAGACGACCAATTGCTACGGGGTTGGTAGCTTCTGCCAGTTGCTTGCGCAGTTCAGCGTTGCGACCGAGCGCCAGAACAACGATTTCCGGCTTCTCTGACTCAAACAGGATCGCGTTTTGTGTCTCGATGGGGATTTCCTCGAGTACGGCCTGTTCTGCTTCCTGATAGCCAGGAACCTTGAGAGCCTTAACACGTTGCTGATATTTGGATAATCGCTCTTGATAAGCAGCCTGAAGCTCCTGCTCCTTCTGCTTGCGAGCCATCTCCTGTTGCTGGTATTTGCCGTTATCCTCTGCCCACTTAGCCATGCGTTGCTGGTAGATTTCTTCATCGAAACCGATGTCCTCATCATCCAGTTTTGGCATTCGCGGTGGTTGAGTGATTACCGGCTGCTGCTCGACGGGTTTCTGAGACTGACGCATCAGCTCTTTCAGCTCACGGTCTTTCTCTTTAATCGTCTTGCGCAGGTGTTTTACCAGTCCATGCTCTGCGCCATCTTCGCTGGTTGGCGAATCCAGCTTTTCGTCACCAAAGTAGAATTCCTGTTCTGATTCGTCGTCATCAGTTTCAGTAGCTTCCTCTGCATCATTGCCGGAGGACTCACTGCCATCTTCTGTTTCGACTTCTTCAGCCAGTTCGACATCATCAGGAATCTGCTCTGACGCGTCGGTTTCGATTTCAACTTCTGGTGTGTTTTCTGCCATCTGGTCCATTTGTTACCCCTGTTTACTCGATGTTCAGCCCATCGGAAGGCAATAGGGTGCCAGGCCTCATAAAGACAGCCATTGCACGTTATGGGTTAATTACTGCTGTGGTTGTTGCTGAGTTGATTTTTGCAGGATGCTGCTGATGTCCATGCGCTGCGCATGGCCCTGTGCCTGACTTTTCAGGACAAGCTCTGCATCAGCACGGGCATTGTCTCCTTGCTGTTGCTGGAACTGTCCGAGCAGTTTCAGAGCCTCGCGGATATCAGATTTCTGCTGGCTATCAGCAGATGCGAGGATTTTCACAACGTTTGCCGCTGCAACCTGAGCATCAGTCTGTGCCTGGAATGCTTTAACCTGAATGGCTGCCTGCTCGTTCTGCGCTTTCTGCAATTCAGCCTGACCAGCAAGAAGCTGACCTTGCGCAGCAACCATAGCCGGATCTGGCTGACTGGCCTGTTGTTGTTTCGCCTGCTCAACCATCTGCTGTTCTTCTGGCGTTCTCGGCTTGATAACTCCAGACAGAAGCAACTGATTGCGGTTGTATTCTTTCAGGTCGTCCATCCCTTCGCCGTCCATATTGTCGAGAATCATCGACGATACAAGGTCGTGCTTCGGCGTTCCTGGTGGGATAAGTGCCAGCATGGAAAGTAACGACTTAACCGTTGCATCACGGCGAGTAGCGAACGACTGACCGACATCGACAGTCACTTCATAGTTACCCTGCGAAAGGTCGTTAAGCGCGATAACCTGCCCTGTCTGACGGTCAACCACTTCACCAGTCATCAGCGCCACGTCATCGCTGCCGTCCTCATTAACGATACGCATCGGCGTATCGCTGCCATAGACTTCACGCGCCATAGAAAGCCACACAACGCCAGCGCGACGCATGGATTTAGCCATGTTGTCCATGTAGATATATGACTGCGTGTCCATCCTGTTAAAGATGCTATCAACGGTATCGGTAGCGACGTTGCTCGGCATGTTCTCAAGCTGCGACGCACCTGTAATTTGCTGAATAGCCGTTCCGGTGTACTGTAATAGCCCGGCAAGAGCAGGAGGCATTTGTGTCGGAGGCGTATAACTGCTGACCTGAGCCTGCGCTGTAATATCTCCGTTTTTGTTTTTCAGACTGACCATCGGCAGGAACGCCGGGCGCTTTTTGTTTCGCTCCGCCCAATGAGTGGCGAGAGTACCAGGAATCATGTCAACATCAACTACAGGAATGCCATCACCGCCAGCCTGAGTAGCGTTATCTGCAATCATGGAAACCATCAGGTTCTCAAGACGCTGCGCATCCATCGCTTTTGCTGCGTGGCCTTCGATTCGCTCCTGATTATCAACAAATGAGCGACGCCCATATACCGGGATGAGAGGAATATGTTCGCCAGGAATACGCTTCGGCTCTTCCAGCCATTCAGCGCCAGACAGAAGACCGCAATAAACTCTGCGTTTCTTCACTGTCCGCTCACCGATCAGTTCGAATGCACCATCGGTTAGCTCGTCGACAATATCTTTGATTTGCTCTTCATCATAGATTGCCGTTTCTCCGCTAACAGGGTTGCGCCACGCCGTGAGCTTCACCTTCTCTATGCGAACTTCGTAGTAGCGACCAACATAGATAGCATCAGGCGTTGACCAGTCATATTGAGTGCCAGTGTCATCACGAGAAAGGCTTGCCGCGATGGAATCAGGGTATTCAGCCTCGAACGCTTTGGGCGTCATGGAGAACATTTCCATAGCCCACATAGCATCAGAGCGGTCATATTGCTTGCTGTCCTGATCGAAGAAGACGCATGTCGCTGGGTCGTAAACAGGAAGAAGGCTGATGCGTCGCTGCTCGTTACTCGGATCCATTTCATCTTCGTAATCGGCACACATGCGGAAACAACCGAATCCTCCCGTTACAGCATCATCAAATGCGTTATCACACGCTTCGCCACCGGATGTTTCCTGATAGTCAGCGCGGAATTTGCCGTTCATCTTTTCGGCTAACGCTTCCGATGCCTTATCGTCCTTCGGCCTGAATTTAACGCTTATGCGATTCTGTCGATACTCGCCAATGATGCGATCACATTCACGGGCAATCTTATTCAGTTCAAAGCGCGGATAATGCTCAAACCTGCCTTCATCAAATGAGTAACCAGCGTTTGTGCTGCCTTCCCACTGTGCGCCGGATACCCGGACGAAACGTTGAGCCTCAATAATCTGCTCACGCATATCCTGCGTTGCTGACCAGGCATTATCAAAGTTGCACAGCACCTTGCGATGCCAGTCAGTCATCTTTTTTTCTGCCATATCAACCTACACCACAAGGAATTGAGTAACTGGAATAGTCGGGTTGCGCAGCCGACTCCGGGCAATGCATACACATCATCAGCGCATCAGCCAGGTTAGGAGATGGAATACCGAGCTTCTGCTTCATTTCTACCTTAGTCATAAGCTCCAGCTTCCCGTTGTTATTGAATTTGCGCTGAATCTGCGTCAGTTCTGCAAACAGCTTCTCCAGCATCTTCTCGCCTATCGCTTCTTTGTCGAAACTCAGCATGTCGTCGGGGTCTGCATACTCACCGTGAACAACCGCCCGATATGTCAGATACAGCCTGTCAGCCAGCGCGTAATAGAATTGCGCTCGCTTATTGCGAAATACATCGCCAATAGTGCGAACGTTGTCGCCCTGTACTACTTCATCAGCCCATGCTCCGGCCTGATACGGCGCATCTTCATCGAATGGCGATTCGCTGCCCTTGAACATCGTGGCGGTGATTTTCTTGCCGGAGAACGCTTCCGTTGTCTGTCTGCGTAGCCCGGCACCAACACCATCACCATCCCACAGGTAATGGTCAGCGCCGTCTTCAATCGCCAGCGAAGTAGCCCAGTCAGCACCTTCATTGATGTCCATCAGCAGGCCTTCGGCAATGCGCTTAACTACCGAACCGTGGCGCGATGCATAACCTTTAGCATCTGGCCCTGTATCTGATGGGTCATGCGCAGAGACAACAGCGCCTTTCGCTTTCCATCCGAGTTTCTTGTGCGCATCGGTTGCAGCTTCAAGCCATTCACGTTTGATGATTGCCATATCACTTGCGCTTACTGGCTCACCAAGCCAGATGTGACGATACAGTGTCGGGTTTCTGCGTTTACACTCTTCCATCTCCAGACGGAGAACTTCAGGAAAGTGCGGGTTGTCGGTGTAGTTCACCGTCAGCAGACAAATATCATCGGGAGGGTTTACTACGAATCGCTGATAGGTATCGTCGAGGATGTTTTTCGGGTTGAAGCTCACCCATATTTCGGAAAATGGCTTGCGGATGGTTGGTATCAGGATATCCCATGATTCCTTCGTTACCGCTTCCGCTTCCTCCACCCAGCAGATATCAATGCCTTCGAGCGATTTAATCTTCGTCGGGTTGTTTTTGATGCCGTAGAACATGAACTCAGCATTCGTCCCGAGATGACGAATCATGGAACGCTGAATTTCAAACTCAGCCGTATACCCTTCACGCTCTATGGTGTCTTCAAGCAGCCGGATTACCGAATCGCTGATACTGTTTTGCAGTTCACGAGCGCAGAGAATACGCACTGGCTGCCGACGCGCCGCTTCAACAAGCAGTCTCGCAATTGCCCATGATTTACCGCTACCTCGACCGCCTTTGGCGACTTTGTAGCGATGCGCCTCAATGAACGGTTCAAAGATAGGATTAATCGAGGTCATTTTCCGAATAGAGTACTCATCGGTGATGTTTCAATCTGGATTGCGCCGCCGTCTTTGCCTGTTAGCTCGTGATCAACCTTGTCGCGCCATTTATCCTTCTGTCGGTTCTTAAGCCAGAAGATGGCAGCTGTTGTATCAGGCGGGTAATACTTCTCAAGAGGAGTTTCGACAATTCTGTTTTCAATAACACGAATATCGATGTCTGGAGCCACGAAGCCCATAGCGCGTTGATAAAGACGGTCACTAACTTCTGCATCAGCGACGGCCTTACCCTTTTTTATGGACTCCGAAAACTCAGGATAATCAAGCTTCCACTTGTTAATAGTTGACTCACTGACTTCGAAGAAATCAGCAAGCTCTGCATCGGTGTAGCCCAGCAAGCACAGTTTGCGTGCCTGTTCGGCATACGCCTCTTGATACTTTGTTGGGCGCGCCATGTTTATGCTCCGGTGGTGAACAGGTCTAACGCTTCCTTCGATTTACGCACCGCTTCGATAGTGCGGGTCGTGATATCTGAATTAGCGCCGCCTGACTGGAAGTGAATTTTGAATAGCTCAAGCTTCAGTTCGTCAGTGCCAATGAACTGAAATGCTTCCTCTGCGGCTGCGTTCTGGTTCATGACCAGCTTGTAAATCTCTAACTGGAATTTCTGTTCTTCAGTCATGGGAATAATCTCTGCCAT